CGCTTTCGGGAGCGTAACTGTTACTTCAAGTTCACCGTTTGTCATATTGCGCTCTCCGGCGGCAGGGCTGATAGTTGCCGTGCCCGTGCCGTCGGTGCCTGAGATAGCGAGAAGGACAGGACCGTTATACCAGTCGTGGACCTCTCCTGCCGCGCTTTCGAGGGTGACTTTTACCTTATAAACGATGTCATCCTGAGCCGCCGCCGCCGCAGAGGGAGCCGCAGTTGCAGGTGTGCATTTAAACGCCATATCTCCACTCAGGGCTTTGGTCACCATGGTTCTAAGGTCGAGCAGTTCGTTAATATAATCCTGCTGTGCCTTATCGGGAAATGAGTTGATGTGTGTCATAGTCTATTTACCTCCTTACCTATGCGCTTACCGCATGTTCGATGCGTTCAATCCAGAGGTCGTTCAGTATCTTGAATGCATACATTGCACTCCAACCGGCCGTGCTTCTCTGGTTCAATGGGTCTGCGGTGTTGCTCCTGTCGCCCGCTGTGGGGGCTTTGATGATTACTGCGCTGGACTGTCCGCTCAGAGGAACTTCACCATATGCATCTTCGCCAAAAATAATCGTGGCATAGATATCTGCCTTGCCATCGGTCTCCTTGACGCTCGAACCGCCGCTTGCACCGCCCCCGAGGAACTCGGGAGCCTGTGTGGTTGCTATGAAACGGACCCCGGCAAATGACCCGAACTCACCCTCCATGATATCCTGCTGTGCGGAATACTTCTCAACGGGGACAAACCCATTGATAGCTTCAATATCCTGCTCTGCGTATACGTGGCAAACACCGATAAATGATGGCTTTATCGGGGTTGTGTTGTACTTCACAGATGCGTTGACCTGTTTCATTACAGGTTTCGCCATAGCCACCTTCAGCGCCCTTACTGCCTTAGTAATGTCGGCATCCGCTATTTTTGTGTTGACTGCGGTGCGTCCGATACCGTTGGCATAGATTGCGTTGGAGCCGGTCATAATTTCATCCCTTGAGAGGATGTCGAAGGTTTCGCCCTGCTGGTAACCAAGCTGGCTCACAGCTTCGGTCAGTATGGGGTCGATTGCGGTCAAGGAGACATGATCAGTGATAAGCACAAAGTCCCCGTACTGCTGTATCGTTGCTGTGATGTCCGAATAGGACAGCTGATTCCCGAGCGGTGTGATACCTTCTGTTATCGGCGTAGTTGCCGCTGTGAGTCTCCCCCAGCGGGTGAAGCGTATTATTTTCCCCTGATTTTTAGGGAGCGGGCGCTTCTGTCCAAACTTACGGAATGTAAGCAGGGGCAGTGCTTTGGTAAGGGCTACCCTGTCGTAATAGTCCTCTATTTTGGTGCGGGTGTTGCTTGCTGTCATCCTAGCAACATCAAAAAATGAAATGTCTATGAATTTAAGCATTTATATGCTCCTTTCTCTACCGTTGGCTTGTCACCTTATCCACCAGTGCAGAGAACTCCTTATCAGGCAAGTCCCAAATATCTTCCGGCAGTCCGGGCAGAGTCTTCTTTACTGCACCCGGAGCCTTTTGTCCCCTAGCTGGTTCAACATAGGGGGCCTTTGTGTTACCTTTGAGTGTTACTGCCTGCGTAGGCTTCTGTACTGGTGCTGGATGTTGCGCCTGTTGAGGCGTAACATTGTTATTTTGCGCTGGCGGCATAGCTTCCCTTGCCCTTCCAAGTGATGCAAAATAAGGTTCTTTCGCAATCATTGCCCGTATCTGGTCATAAACCAAACGGTACGTGGTGGCATCCCTGTTCATTGTGTCTAACAATGCGGGTGGAAGCTGTGTCTGGAGAGCAGATAAGACATCCTGATGCAGTGGGTCCCTGAGTGTAAGTTGGGCCATACTGTTCATCTCATCCTGTCTCTGTTTTAATTCTAGTGCGGCATTAAATCTCTGCATGAAGATGGCATCCTCGTTTTGGTTCTGCTGTTGGGGAGCCTTTCTCTGGTTCTCTCTCCACTGATTACGCCGCTCAATGAACTCATCCCAAGTCTCGTCATCATTAGGTTCTTCTGGCTCATGTTCCTGAGGTGCAGTCTGAACCTGCTGTAGTTGGGGCAGAGTCCCTGTCTGGACAAGTGTTACTACTTTTTCCATCAGCTGAGGGTCGCTGTTGATGCGGTCTATTAAAGCCCTGTAGGGTGCTAACTGCTGTGTTTTCTTTGTGTAATCAAGACCTTGGCTGGCGAGACGGACAAGGTCATCCTCTGTCTCTACCGGTATCTCTTGACCATGATATTTCAGAGTCCTATACGGCTTTGGTTCCTCGGCTGGTGTCGCCGGATCATCAACAGGTGGCTCCGCTCCTGCGGCCTGACTTCCATCTACGGGAGGTGTCCCTTCTTCCTCTTCTTCTCCTTCATCGTCATCGTCCCTTCCTGCAAAAAGCAGCGGGGATTTGATATCAAACTCAGAGTAATCATCTACCTCGATATCGGGTTCGGGGCCTGCATCAACTTCCTGTGATGAGTCAGCTTCGGACTGGGCTATACCTGCTTCCGGGGGTGTTACACCGCTGTCATGCTCCTCGGCATTAGCGTCATCAAAAAACCATTTCCATAACTTCATATTGCATCTTCCCTTCCGGCTCCGCTTTTACGGTTGGCCATAGAATATAAAAAAAGACAGCCCGCTATGCGGATACTGTCTGATTTGTATTTTTATTTTTTGCACATAAACCTCTATATTTCAGTGTTTTCGTGCAAAAATTAAACTGACGAACTTGCCTTTTCGTGTGAAATTTCTTATGTAAAACTAAAATTGGATTTTATATTTTGCTAACTTGTGCCTCACATTGTGCCTTTTTTCAGCCAAGGTACAAACGTGTCAATTTGTTCTACTAATCCTGACATGTCTCCATTAAAACAAATTGCCCTGTCATCAATATACACAAAGGCAGGTATTTTATCTGATGTAATCATGTCAAACTCTATGTTGTGTTTATTGAGATACTCTTGGATTGCATTATACCCTTGTACAATCCTCGCTCTAGTTGAAAAAATAACTATTTCGTAATGCTTAGAAATTAACTCATCTATTACTTCTTTGGCTCCTTTAACAGGGGGGTCTGGAATAATATCTGCTCCCTTCCATCCCGAAGTATAAGAATGTATTACGCCATCAAAATCAAAACATATTCGCTTTTTATAAGGTGAAGAATTTTCTGTTTTTATCATAAGAACCCTCCTGCTTGATCAATTCCGTGACCTCACGAAACTGATAACATATCGGTGACGGCAACCAAATGATAAAACTGCCACGGCAAGCGGCATTGCCTTGCATCTCCATATAGGTGACAGATGCCAGTTCTGTCCTCGTGGCAGTTTATATATTGTAAATACTCTATTTATCTATTTTTTCCTCAAGTCCATGGTCAGCCCACTGGAGGACAAAGCCAAGCATCTTCCACAGGCGATCCTTAATGTGTCCTATGCCTATCTCATATCCTATTGCCTCGTCGTAATTAGCAGGATCAACACACGAAGATGCCTCATAATCAATAAACCCGTTCAACAACCTTGCTCTGACCAGCGTAGTCTTAGAGTCGATATTCTGATACCCTGATATAGAGATGAATCTATCTATATCGTCAGGCGAAAGGCTATTTGCCTTATCGATAGGGAAATACGCCGATTCAAAAACTTCCTTCGGACTCCAGCTTTCATATCCATCAGGATAAATAATTCTGTATCCATCCTTACCGTCTTTCTCGCAAGGTTCGGCTTCAACGCGCTTTACGCCAAGATAATTCTGCATACCTATCTCTCCTTAGTTATAAGTTTATGCTTCTGTGGGTAGCAGCCCCTTGCGTTCTATTTTATGTCACACTAGCATGAATATCAATACTAGAATAGGCATATTTGTTAAAGCCGTCCATTGATTACTTCCACCCTATGTTCAGTGCCACTCAGCCTTACAATGGGACTGCCGATATACTGGGGACGCAAGTTCTTATGTTTCGCATATTTCTCACGGTTGATAAAACTGCTCCCATTCACGAACCACATCTTTCTTTGGGTCACAACATCGCACTGTCTTTCCGGGACATAAATAACTTCCGGGAATGTTATCGGTTGGTGTGTATGCCCCATCAGATACAGGTCGCTTATAACAATGTGCTGTAACTTCTCCAGCCTGTTTGCCTTTGCCCCTATTGTCTGCCCGCCGCCTGAACCATGCGTAACATAGACCGTATAATAAAAAGGTCTCCCTTTAGCATTACGTCCCAGTCTTATTTTAAGCAGTACTTCAAAATCAAAGTACGGAACTCCGAGTCTGTATGCAACATCTTCTGCCGGGTTGATATCTACATCTTTGCTTGTGCGTTCACAATGGTTGCCCGATGTGATACACAAGATTCGGTCTTTTATTTTTTTAAGCATAGCGACAGCACCCATCCGCTGGTCCCTTGGGCGCATATCCTCATACGGGGAACCTACGCTGTTAATGATGGAGTTGTTTAGGATGTCACCATGACACGTAACATATCTGTTTGGCGCTCCTAAAATATAATCTTCATGTCTTTTATACGCATTGTAATTAAACTTAGGGGACCCGTAGTGGAGGTCGCAGAGTTGAACAAGTTCAATCTCCTTGACATCTTCCGAGAGGGTTATGCTGTGAACATCCACATAACCACCACCCTAATACGGTTTCTTATTATTGTTTCAGCCAAGATTCACACTCCTATCCGCAGTCCCGAAGCTTGATATGGTCGGGATACTGCATCGCAAGGAGAGAGACCACCATTCTAATTGTTGCGGATAATGAATCCACCTTATCCGCATCCCGGATATCCCATCGGATGGACCGAACAGGCTTACCGTTCGTCTCTCCTGTGTCAACTGAAAGGCTGTACCCTATACCAAGAGTCTCCATATGAGCCTCTACAACCGAGGCAAGCGTACTCATGGTGGCGCACAGCCTTAATCCTGTATCTCTGTCGCCGTCTTCGACAGCAGAGTGTCCGGAAAACGCTATACTTGTATAGCGTCCCGGACTCCCACTAAAGGTTACCTCAGTGGGCATTGACTTCTGCCTGCCTTTGCGCTGTCTCGATTTCGATTTCTTTTAACTGAACCTTTACTGCTTCGAGCCAATAGACAAAATCGTTAGCCCCCCTGCACATTGCTACTGCAAGAGAGGTAAGGTCTTTATCTGCCGGGTTAATAGACAGCATAACCATATGCTGTACTGTCTGGAATGCCTCCCCTAACCTTTTGAGGTCATTGATGTTTATGTCGTTGAGTGACCTCATAAGTTCAGGGTCGTTAAGAAACCTGTAAATTAGGGAGTCCGCTTGGTACTGAGCTTGCGCTGTATTGTCCTCCATTATTTTCACCACCTGTCGCTAGAGCAACGTCCTCCGATGACGGAGTGCCGCCCTGCTGTAGTCCTTCACTTGGACCAATTATCTGTCCCAGTGTCTGGTAAATCATCTGGAACGCCTGTATCAGTTGCTCGGGAGCAGGGGCCTGACCCTGTTGCATAGCCATACCCATTTGCTCAATCATCGCAAGTATCTGTTTCATCTGTTCCGTCTCGTTGGGGTCACTGAGATATCTCTCATAGTCCCGCCATCCCCAGATAGTCATGAGTTGCTTCACGGTCTCATAAACATTCTCCGGTCTCATGACACCCAAAGAGATCAGATTCCCAGCATACTGAATCATCATCATTAACTGCTGTGAGCGGACCTCGTCCCTATTTGTGGCCCCCCCGACATCCACATTGACATCAAAGTCGCCGGCAAGGTCATCCGGACTTATTTCAAGCGGCTTGTTGAACACTCTTATCACGACCGTCTGGTCTATGAACTGCTGATTGAGCATAAGCAGTTTCTGATAGAGCGGTCTGATCCCCGTCTCAGCCATAACTCTGGCTATCAACTCTATCCTTTGCGCACTGGCCGCCATAATTTTTGAAATTCCCGTGGCCGTCTTATTAAGACTGTTGGCATCAAGCCCTTGGTTGTAGCTTGTTACGCCGGTGCGCTTCTGGAGCATGCTGTCTGCAAGCTCTATCATTGAGAGCGGCATCGAGTGCAGGCTCGCAGGAGTTATTGCCTGTACCGCACCTGCAACGATATTAGTCCTGACTATCGATCCCGGTCTGGGGTTAAGCAGTGCGTTTATATCAACTCCGGCGTTGCGGTTTACCAGCCACATGCCGTTATTTTGGAATGAGATATTATCCAGTGTCTGCCTCAGCAACGCTGTCTTGAGCGACTGAAATTCACCGACAAGTTCCGGCATCCCTATCCCTGTGAACTTAAATGGGTCGAGCATCGGCCTTAATACTTCAAACGGGGCCTGTCCGTGTCCATAAGGATTCTTTTCCATTCTGAGTATGGACTCGCCGCAGAAGACGACGAGGTATGGCTCCTGTAATCCCTCCCCGTCTAGGTCAAGCAGTCCCCACCACTCAAATACTTCCAGTTTTTTACGTGCCAGCTGGTCGCTGTTGTCTGTTGCGTTAATTGCAGGGTCTGTCTGTCCTGCCGCCGCATACCTCTCCGACTGCTCGTGGTTGTTGTATTCCTCTTTATTTTTGTTGACCCAGTCTTTAACCTTGTCCACGTTTTGGTAAATACCGTCCTGCTCAAGCTGACGCAGTTCCCCGAATGTTCTCCACACCCGGTGAATAACGAACTGGGATTCCTCTATCGACCTCGACTCCGGGTCCATATAGAAATCTTCGGGGCTGATAACTTCGACCTGTGGCCCCGAATAGCTTTTTATCTTTTTTGTCCCACGCACATCCCGGTATACACGCATTGCCTGAACAGCAACCGGCTGTATTCCATACGACTGTGAGTTGACATGTGCTATCTTTGAAAGCATTATTGGGTCATTCTGCGCTGTTGTCAGGACATCCTCTGAGAGTACCGTACCGGGCATGATATCTTCGGGGGAACCATCGATATCTATAAAATCACTACTGGACATCATGTCCTGCATCTGAGCCTCGCCGACTACCGGCATATCAAAGCCCTTCTTGACATAGATATCCTTCCAAGTCACTTTAATGATACTGGTTCCATATATCAAAGAGGTTTTTATCCACTCATACAGGACATTGAACCCCTGCACTCTGCGTCCCATAAACTGCCAGTTAAGGAGCTTCTCCAGTTTCTCAGCCTTCATAACATCTTCCGTACCTACCGGAGATACCGTTATGGCAGAACTGCTACCGGCAAAAGTCTTCATAAAACTGGGCATCATCCACTCGATAGCGTCCATTGTGTCTGAACTCTTTATTCTGGACCTGCCGTCCCGCTCGGAGATATCGTCCCCTCTGGCACGATAGATGTTGTAGTTGTTCACCCGGTTGGACTGCTCGTTCTCGTTAGCCCTCTTGCCGGTATCGATATCGCTCTTTATTATTTGGATTATCTTCTGTGTTTTTTCGTCTATAGATGAGTTGCCATCCTCGTCATATGCTTCCATGAGCGCAGTTTCCATTTCTTCCATGCTTTCGCCCGGCAACAGGCCGCCTGTTCTTATGACCATTCCTTATACCACCCCTTTATGGAATATCCGCTCCCGGATACTTCAAACTTTCGCCATATTGGTCTACATTGGTCATATCCCGCCATGACGGCCTGTGTCCCAAAATCATCATCAGACAGCGAAGAGCGATGATAGTATCCCTACCCTCATCACCCCTCACGGCACTGCTTAATTCCCATATGAGTTCTTCGCATCCACGGAACACCTTCAGCCTTGGAGGTGAACCATCCTCGTGTGATTCAAACTGCTCTATCATCTCTGCGGTAAGCACTTTCCAAGAATCAGCACCCGGACAGAGGGGGAGTCCCACTCCTATATAGTTCCCTGCCCAAACTGTGCCGGTTATCGGGTCAGGCTCAAACATCTCCTTCGGAGCAAATACCGCACCGCATCTCCTGTTGCTCAATACACGCTGATATTGGACATAAAGCTCTGCCGGCGACATGATCCCCTTTATCTCATCCGTCACATAGAGCTTCCCTTCCGGCGAACATACAAGAAATATCATTACCACTTCACCGTCAGGCCTTGCCGCCAAACTTGCCCATCTTGGCCAGTTGGCAGGTATCTTCATCGGTTCTACCACGTTATTTTGGACATTGAATGTATGTACCAGCCTGTCCACCTTTACATCGTCAGCCATCGCCATCGCATCCAGAATGTCATCATGTTCCCCATCCGGGAATGCCGCCATCTGGTCATTTAAAGCCCCCCGCCAAGATGCACCCCTCGGAACGAGCAACTGCCCCGCTTCAAGCATCGGCTGTATCCTGCCGCCGATCTTCAGTGCCTTGTTCTGCCTTGTCTTTATCTCTACCACCCTGAAAGAGTCAGGCTTTACATAACTCGAATCTATCTTGTTCTTCAGCATCACCACCAACGCCTGCTGATAAGCTACGGTCTCTATCCCCACACATACCGGGTTCCACTTGGCCGCCATCTTCAGGATATCCTCCACCAACTCATTTGGGTCCCTCTTCCTGAAGTCCACATCCAAAATATATCTCCGACCACCCTTACCATCCACAAACGCTATAATCACAGACGGGTCTGCTGTCTTCTTCTTGCTCAGAGCGGGATCAACCACCAAAGATACACTGCCCCCGCCTATCTCCTTCTTAACATCATCGTCATGCCAGTCAAACTCAACCAGCTTCTCCGGATGCAACGGATGCGACAAGGGAGCCATGTTCATGCACATCTTCTCACGCATGTAATGGTCTTCCTTCCCCATACTCTTGAAGGACATATACTCGCTATATATCTCCTCCCTAGTATGCCTCTGCGGCCACGTGGGAGTCCCCACCTCCACAGTTACACCGTCATCCTTCAGATAATCCGCTATCCCTACCCTCATCGTCTTAAAATTCAACGCCGTAGCATGAGCGATTACCCTCTCAATAACACACCTAGCACCGATATTGTTCCCTATCATGAATATCCTAGAGGACTTACCTAAGAATAAAATATCACTCAGAAACCAATCCCAATCCTTCTCAGGTATAAGTTCCGAATCCATGTCCGAAGGGTCCTGCATATCATTCAGTATTACTATGTCCGGCCTCTTAACTCCCCAGACTCTTCCACGGACCATACCGCCCTTACCAAATATCTCGATCCTTACCCTCTGACCATTCTTATAAAGCACCTCGAATGCATCCCCGGAATCCTCAACTATCCTCGCTACATTCACCCTAAGTCCGTCATGCAACGGACTCTGCCACTGTCTGGTAACGTCCTTCAGCTTTGTCGACATGTCTCTCCAGTTAGCACCTATCATGATGATGTAACTCCTGTAATCCACCGGGTAGGTCAGAGCATGCATCAGATTCGCCTGAAATACTACCTGGTCCTTGCCACTTTCCCTAAATCCCTCTATCGCATAATGATGCCTGCCCTGTAAAAGCATCCTGCTCCACTTATGATGGAACTCAGGACTCTCTACATCCTTGTCTCCGGCTAAGTGCGCCTTCCTAAACTCCACAAGGGACTGAGCGCACCTCATCTCTTTCTCCAACAACGCTTCGTCTATCGCCAAATCTCATCACCCCAACAGACCGAAAAACCGGCTTCCTGCTATAGATTTTTTATTAAAAATTTTTTTTGACCTCGAATACCCTAAATCCACACAAAGGGGACCCAGTTTTATACCCCCACCCCCTCCACAATCAAATCCTAGGGGGGTAACTTAGGTGAAAGGTATAACTTTGTAGGTTAAATAAGTTATGCCTGACAATGGATGTTTTAGTGGGTATTAGGTAAATATTGGTGGAGAGAAGGGGGGAAGGAAATAAAAGGACTAAAGTGGATATATATAAACTCGACAGGGTCCGGCGGCGGCCCTACCCCCCGGGGCTAGGCGCACATATGCACCCCCCGCAGGCAGGCCTACCCCCCCCTGCTTCATTTTTAAAGAGCAAATTCCACCCAAAACCCTTCCCAAAAACCTCAATACATGTAGCACAACCTGTATCATGACCACCTGTGCCAACACGCTCAACCACTAATACCAACAGTTCACGCAGTTTCTTCGGTAACCATCACAGCCACCGAATAACCTATCCACTATATATCGGCATCGAGAGTGGTATCGATCACATCCCCAGATTGCAGCTGTGCCATCCTCTGGGATATCAACTCTCGGACGCTTGCGATCTCCGCATTGACCGTGATATTGACGTGCGATCCTGAGGACGTGTCTGCATTAAACAGTCCGAGATACTTACCGATGTTTTGAAGAGCCATGACAGCGCCCTTAGAGTCAAATTTCCAGTGACAGGCTAGTTCTGTGACATTCCCATCATCATCGGTCACCTCGTATTGAACGACCTCTCCCTTAAAATTGGTGACTGGGACTGCATCCACGCATCTGCGGTACACATCCCACAGCCCAGCTAGGACATTATCCCTTGAAATATAGTGCTGGGCGATGAACTCGGACTCTAAGGCTTTGATGCGGGAGGCCACCTGAGGTTTGCCTATTAAAACTGGTCCCATCGTCATCGCCGTAGACTCCTCACACTGATAAACCTCTAGATAAGCCTTATAAGCACTTCTAGGCGTTAATTCAACGTACTTCCTACAAAAAAGCTCCTGATTAGGAGTTAATCCCTCAGGAGTTCTTAGATTGCTGTACGGAATAGGCTTACCTTTTTTCTTTTGTTTTTCGTTTTTGTTTTTTAAATCTGTTTTTTTGTTTTTATTATTAATAACAATATTTTTATTATTATTATCAACATCAACGGATTTATTATTAATATCATCAATAGCTTGAGGTGTTTTATTAATACTGTTTTTAACAGTACAATTACTATTGGTATTATTGTTAACAACAGTATTATTATCATTGCTCATTACAACAAACACCCCTTTTGAGAGAAAATGATTTATAAAAAACTGATAAAAAAATTAAGAAAAAATCAAAAAAAAGTCTTAAAGTGATTAAGACCTAAAAGCCTTTAGGGAAGGTCTATCACTGGATTAGTGCTTAATAAGCAAACAGTAAAAACAATCAAAAACGTAATACGTTCGTATTACGAACGCATTGCTAAAAGAGAAAAGAAACAAGAAAGAAAGAAAGAAAAGTAACAAAAGAAAGAAATAAAGAATAAAGAAAAGAGAAAATGTTTTATTTAATACTTTAATCTTAAAACTATTAATAACAAGTACTAAGTAAAACCATTGAGTATCGATAAAGGATTTAATACCGACAAGGTATTAAATACTTTATATATAGGAGATACTCATTACAAAGGATTACGTGGCTAAAAGCTTTGTTAATGCTTAATATCTAGGAGGATTGGTAACAGGGATAATCTCTAATGGATACTCTTTAACCATCTCTCACATTATATCACGGAATCTGCCTAAAACAGTAGTATATGACACCATATAATCTTTTTTTCATTTCTTGACACCAAAATAAACTTTATTATTGGGTAATTATACCTAATATAATAAGAATCGAAA